GACCACAAACGTTAATACAACAACTCTTGATGTTGATAATAATTTAATTAACCTTAATGGAACAGGGGCAACTTTAGCCGGTCTTAGAGTTAAAGATACCACCGCCCCAAATCAAGTGTCTGGTTCATTATTATGGGACGCAACAAATGATTATTGGATTGCGGGTCAATTAGGGTCCGAACAAAGAATTGTAAGAGAGACAGAATTCAACAACGCGGTCACAAGAATTGGTAACGTTGAAACCTCAACAGGTTCATTGAATTCATTTACTAGTTCGATTAATACAACAATCAAATCCAAATTAAATGCCGATAATGTTATTAGTGGTTCATCACAAGTTTCATTTAATGGAATAACAGATAAACCAACATTAGTCTCAGGTTCATCACAAGTATCATTTAATGGAATAACAGATAAACCAGCATTGGTTTCGGGTAGTTCACAAATTACATATGGTTCACTAACAGGAATACCAAGTGGTATTGTTTCGGGTTCATCACAAGTATCATATACAGGACTATCAAATATACCAAGTGGAATTGTATCAGGATCAGCACAATTAACAACCTTTGTACTAAAGGCAGGTGACACGATGACCGGTCAATTAGTTATCGGTTCAACGGGGTCAGGTAATGCCGCAACATTAAAAATAAACACCTCAACAGCCGCAAGTTTTATACATTCACAAGAAAATTTTGCGGCAAATATGACCGCAGGTCAAACAAATATTTTGGTAGTTGGGGCATCTGGAAATACTAAAAACTCAGGTTATATTGGATATAATTGGGCTGGTGCTGGTTCTAACAGTAACTATATATCTTTTGGTCATTGGGGTGCTGATCATTTATTAAGAGTTTATGGTGACGGAACTGTATATATGGGAACAGTTACAACTGGTGTATGGAATGGTACTGCAATTGGTGACTCATATATTAGTTCAGCAACAAATTGGAATACAGCATATAACAAAAGACCATCATCTTTAGGATTCACAAGTTCAACCGTAACACTAACTCTTGGTGATAGTACAACAATAACTGCGTCAGTACCAACATTTAATCAGAATACAACAGGTACTGCAAGTAATATTACTGCATATACCATAAATCAAAGTGTTGGTACAAGTAATTCACCAACATTTACAGGTTTAGCACTTGGAGATGGTGTTTATACATATTCAGATACAAATCGTGATGCAAATGCTGCGGCGTATTATCCAAATGCTTGGACGAGAGGTTTCAGATTTTCATTTGCAAACGCATCAACAACAGCCACCGCAGGTAACTATTCAGGGGTTCTACATTTTCATCCTTGGGATGGTACAACCGCAAGTACAGGTGATGCATCATATCAATTAGCATTTGGTAGTACCGCGGCAAATGGTGGTGGTACACCACAATTAAGACTTAGAAAAGGTATCGACACCACTTGGAATTCTTGGTATACGGTACCATTAAAGGCAACGGCATCTTTTAGTTCTGTGAGTAGCGTAACTGTTACACATAATTTTAACACAAAAGATGTTATGGTAATGGTTTATGATAATAATGATGAAATGTTTTGGCCATCTACAATCGTAACAACAAGTGTAAATGTGGTTACGATAACATTTACAACTAACAGAACCGGTAGGGTTGTAATTATCGGATAAAATCGGTATATTTTAGTATGTTAAGAGAAAATGTAATTGTTAGTGGATCTTTAGATGTTAGTGGACAATATATCATACCTAGAGGACCTAGAGCTAATAGACCATCAAGCCCAGAAATAGGTTCACTTTATTTAGAAGAATCAAGTAGCGGAAGTTTTGTTGTAACATACACAGCAGCATCAAATAGAGATGATGGTTGGGAGCCGGTCGGTTCACAAAATACTGATAGAATTGGATTTTTATACAGACAAATAATTAATTTTTCATATTTGGCTGGCGGTTATAAGGATTCGTCACCATGGAAAAACGTACATAGAACAACAAATGCAACAGACCAGACGGTTCACTTAGGTGAATTAATGGACTATCCCGCATCATATACTTCTGGGGCTTGTAGCAAATCGATATTATTTGTTTGGTCAACTAATACAGATGGATTATGGAAATCAGCAACACAAATACACTCAACCTGGACCACTGGTGTTCACATGGTTAATGAAACAGCATATGCTCATCAATCTAAATGGGATTTAGCAAATGCAAGAGATGATTTAGGTACTTTATTCCAAGAAACTGAATTTGCATGGGTGTTTGGTGGTGGTGTTGCAACTGTTGAAAAGTTTAATTTAACCAATGAGACAATGTATAGTGTATATTATCCTAATATGCAGCCATACTTAACATTAAAAACGTCTATCACCAGTTCACTAGGTTGTTCTGGATTTTCTGATGAAAATTATGGATATGGTTATGGATCTGAAAGTGGTAATAAACTATTTTTTGCCACAGATACATTCACAAATAACCAACAATGGGGGGCTAGCGGTCAGCAAAAAGGTATTAGTTCCAAATGGGGGAAAGGATATGCGGGTAATGAGGGGAATTATAATGGTGGATACAACTTGAGAAGATGGAATGTGTTTAATGAAACCAATATTGGTAATGTCGCAAAACCACACGGAAACTGTGGAGAAGAAAATTTTACTATGGGTCAAGACCACCAGTATATGTTGGGAAACTATGACGGTTTGCAAAATAACACAAGTTGGAAATTTATCTATGCTACTGATACCGGAACTGTTAACCCATCTGGTTTAGCGCCAGGTGTTAACGGTGGAACATCTTCTGGGCATTGTGGTTGGAGAAATTAAAAAATATATTTATAAAATATGCGTCACGATAACATAGAAATTAGTGGTAGTTTAAGAGTTCAAGGTGTATCTAAACCACCTAGGGGTTCTAGGGCAAATAGACCGGCAAGCCCTGTTACTGGTTCACTATATCTTGAAGAGGCTGCCAGTGGTAGTTTTTTGATGCTATATACTGGATTAGATAATGGTGATAGTGGTTGGGTTAGAGTTTCATCACAAGTTAATTCAAATGTTGGATTTAAATTTAGACAAATTATTGCCGTATCATATCTTGCCGGTGGATATAAAAATTCATCACCATGGAAAAATGTGCACAAAACAATTAATTCAACAGATCAAACCTCACATATTGGTGAATTACTAGATTTCCCCGCTTCGTATACATCAGGTGCATGTAGTAGATATATTTTCTTTGTATGGTCTGTTAATACTGATAATACATTTAAAGGCCCATCAGATGTACATAGCACAAGAACTTCAGCAATTAATATGGCAAATGATACTAACTATGCACACCAGGCTAAATTTAATATTAGTTCAAACCGAAGTGACTTAGGCACAATGCATAAAGAAACAGAATTTGCTTATATGTTTACAGGTGGTAGCTCAACAGTAGAAAAATTTGATTTAAGTAATGAAACAATAATGACCGGATTCAATTTAACAACTATTGATGGTGGCGATGGTGGTTCAGCATTTTCAGATGAAAACTTTGGTTATGGTTGGACATCAGCAGCAGGAATTAAATTTAGTTTTGCTTCTGAAACATTTACATCTACAGGCATGTGGGGTGCTCACTCGCAACAAAAAGGAATTAGTTCTAAGGTAGGTAAAGGTTATGCTGGGAATGAAGGTAGTTATTCTGGTGGGTATAATTTAAGAAGATGGAGTAATGCAAATGATACAAACATTGGTAATGTCGCAAAACCACACCCTAACTGTGGCGAGGAAAACTTTACAATGGGTCAGGACCACCAGTATATGTTAGGTAACTATGACGGAGCACAGAATAATACAAGTTGGAAATTCTTTTACGCAACAGACACTGGAACAACAAGTGTAAGTGGATTAGCTCCAGGGGTTAATGCCGGTACATCTTCAGGACATTGTGGTTGGAGATCATAAAATAATTATATAAAATGATATACGAGAATTTAGAAGTTAGTGGTAGTTTAAGATCCGATAGAGTAGTTAATAGACCTCCTAGAGGTACTAGAGCTAACAGACCTAGTAATCCTAGATCGGGATCATTGTACCTAGAAACTTCCACCAGTGGAAGTAGCTATTTGATGTTGTATACAGGAATATCAAATATTGATGACGGTTGGGAAAGGATTGCAGCGCAAGAACCACAACCCACAGCATTTAGATACAGACAGATTATAAATTATTCTTATTTAGCTGGAGGCTATAAAGATTCGTCTCCATGGAAAAACGTTCACAAAGTTACCAACTTAACCGATCAAACAACACATATTGGAGAATTATTGGATTTTCCAGCATCGTATACATCTGGTGCTTGTAGTAAGTCTATTTTCTTTGTATGGTCTGTTAATGATGATAATGCGTGGAAGGGGCCAGATAATATTCATGGTACCAGAACATCCGCTATTAATATGCTTACAGACACAAAATATACACATCAAACAAAATTTAATACAGGTATTGCTAGAAGTGATGTTGCAACTATGCAAAAAGAAACTGAGTTAGCTTATCTAATTTCTGGTGGTTCAACAACTATAGAAAAATTTAATCTATCTAATGAAAGTTATGTTAGTGGATTTGCTGTAACATCTATAAGCGGAAACGACGGTGGTGGTGCGTTTTATGATGAAAGTTTTGGTTATGCTTGGACAAGTAGCGCCGGGATTAAGTTTAATTTTTCAAATGAAACACCAAGTTCTTCCACACATTGGAGTGCACACGCTCAACAAAAAGGTATCCCTTCAAAATATGGGAAAGGTTATTGTGGGAACGAGGGATCATATAACGGCGGTTACAACTTAAGAAGATGGAGTAATTCAAACGACACAAACATTGGTAACGTAGCAAAACCACACGTAAACTGTGGTGAAGAGAATTTTACAATGGGTCAAGATTGGCAATACATGTTAGGTTGTTATGATGGTAGTGGTCAAAATAATGTAAGCTGGAAATTTTATTATGCAACTGATAGTGGTTCTAGTAGTGTAACCGGTTTAAATCCGGCGGTAAATGCTGGTACATCTTCAGGACATTGTGGTTGGAGACAATAGTTGATAATTTAAAATATTTTACTTATATTAGAACAAAAAGAATTTTATTTATGGAAGGTTACAAATATGAAAGATCAGAGAATTTAAATAATCCATTCGATAACAAATTGATGGAAATTTCAGAAAACATGTCATTTGCTCTACCAAAGTACAAAGCATATAATTTTGTTGGTGGGGCTCAGATAACTCCATACGCAAAATTAAAACAGTGGTTGCTAGAGTTAAGAGGTAGAGAAGATGCGGTACAGCATCTTGAATATACAGTAAGAAAGGCAGAACTTGAAATTCAGATGGATGAAGAAAGTAAGGAATTTATTACTGATCCTAAAAGAAAAGAGATGATCAACTTAACTGTTGCCGATAAACACATCGACTTAAGAAAGTTTAAAAGAAATCTTAAAGACGCGTACAGAGAAAGACAAGGTTTCATCGATTTGATTAAAGAATTTTTAGAATCAGAAGATGCTATTTTACCAGATGGAACAAAATTGATTGATGTATTTGGGAATCCTGAATTGGAAGAGAAGTATGAACATGAATATTGGACTGTACGTATGGCTAAACAAGCAATGCTTGATATGATTTCTTATGGTAGAATCGGAACGGGTAATCTAGATTCAATTTTAATGATGGAACCAGAACAACAAAAACAAGTTCTATCTTTAGCATCAGCATATACAATATCGATTGATAGAAATATTAATCAATTGATGACACAAGCAACAACAAATCATTTTACAATTGAAGAATCATTAAAGAATCAATTAAAATTAGATGAATCAAATAAAATAGAAACTGAAAAATTATTATAATGACACATATTATTTTTAAATTACAAGGTAATGTCCCTGGGTACGTTCAAATCATAGGTATGTATTTAAACTACAACTATGGTAGAATTGCGGATGAATATAATGACATGAGGGTGGAACTCAATCGTTTAGGAGCGAGCGTCATTCCTGCAGAAGTTGCCAAGGGATTTGTTTTTGCTGACATCTATAAAGATTATATTAGTGTGAGAACAAACTCACACATTATGGATGAGATTCCTCAGCTAGCTGAATCTGGAGAAACTGACGAACAAAAAGTAAAACACTTTTTAACTGATGAAGATAAAGCGGCCGGAGTTGCGTTTAACAAAGCCGTTATGAAAAAAGTTGTTGCTGACAGATTTTCTGAAAGATATAAAGAGTTAATGGTTGACGCATCTATCTTAGAAAAAGATACTTGGGAAGAACAAAAGAGAGAAGCATTTGGTTGGATGGCAGATAATGATTACCAAACTCCAATTATCGATATTTTGTCTGCAGGAAGAAATATTGATAAGGCAACATTTGTTCAGAAAATTATTAATAATGTAACAATATACAATACAAAACTAGCAAACTTATTATTAGAACAACAATTGTTAGAAGAAAGAATTAAAGCTTGCCAAACAATTGCTGATTGCCACAGACTAAAACACGAGAAATTTGGTGTGGCAATGAGTAAGCAACAAAAAGAAGACGAAAACGTAGAAACAACACCACTCACATTGAAAATGGATTTTTAATGAATCTAGCAATTAACGGAACGTGTGCCAAAGGATGTTCATTCTGTTTTACAAAAGAAGACGCAAGATTAAAACACACATTAGGTAACATGACAATAGAAATGGTTGATAAGATTATCAACCATTACGGTTTATATAAACCCCAAGAAGAAATAACAATACTTGGTGGTGAACCCACACAACATCCAAACTTTACCGACATTTTAGATTATATCTTTAGTAAAAACATAAAGGTAAATCTTGTCAGTAATTTTTTATTTGGTAAAACAACTAGGGAATATATTATCAATAATATAAAAAACATTAGATGGTGTTTCCCCAATGCTGCGGAATTGAATGAAAAGAATAGGATGGTTATTTTCAAAAAGAACTACCTGGAAATTTATAAGGCTTACGCCAACACATGGGGGTTTGATACCAACCCAAGACTTTATTTGGCAATAACCATGTCAAAGGATTGGAAAGACAAAAATTTTTATGAATATGTCAAATGGTTGTATCATGAATTAGATGGTAACGTAAATGCGATTAGAGTTGGTTTAGATCTTACTGGTACGTATCTAATTAATAATAAGGAAATGGGTTCCGAAATTAGTAAGATCCTTAAATTCGGCTTATATAATGGTATTAGGATCACCTCAGATTGCCAGGTCCCACCATGTTTATGGGAGGGTAAAACAAAGAAAGCTGTGCTAGAGAATTCTTTAAACTTTGCCACATTTAAAATACCAGAATATGAAACTATATGTGGTTTTATGCCACTAGACATTTTCCCTGACGGAAGTTCAATTCATTGCTACCCACTACAAGACAAAGTAAAGATTGATAATGTTTTGGAAATCTCAGGGAAAAATGGTATATTAGACCTAAGGGACAAATTCGATGAATTGTACAGTATAAATCATAAAAATTATACAATACCACAAGGTTGCCTAGATTGTGTTTTCTATAAGACAGAGTGTAATGGAATATGTGGTGGTTGCTTAGAAGGTAGCAAATGATGAAAAAAATATTTTCAATACCATTTAATCCAATGCTTTCCGAAGAAGCATTTATAAATAAATTTTATCCATTCTTAGAAAGAAATAAAGAATGGATATATGATGTGTACTTCACATGTAGAATACCGCCTTTTACACAAGATGCGATGGGGTCAACATTCTCTGATGAGTTCAGAGATGCGGTATTCGATAATGCAATGATTGTTCAAAAGGCTTTAGGCATAACTGTAAGTGCAACATTTAATAACGTAAATGTTTCTCCTAAGTTTGATAACTATAAGTTATTTGTTGACAATTTAAAACCTTTATATGAGAAAGGTTTGAGATGCATGACGATACCACATGGTCATTGGGTTGCGATGGGATTAAAGAAACATTTTCCTGAGATGGAAATTAAAAACACAATTCTAAGAAAGGTTGCCACTGGACAAGACTTTTGGTACAACGCCGATCAAGGATTTGATTACATAAATCTCGATAGAATTTTAATGCGTGATGTTGAAGAACTTAAAAATATTAAGCGTGCACAATTAAAATACTATGAAGAGAAGGGTAGGTATGTGAAACTATCTTTACTTGTTAATGAAGGTTGCTTAGGTAGATGCCCAGTTATGGATGAACATTATTCATACAATAATCTAAGAACAAATAATGAGTTACCATATTTTCATCATGAGATATCCAAAGTTACATGTGAATATAAATGGGAAAAAGAAATTAATGCGTTCTTTTTTAAAGCTGCAACCATACCACCATTTAAAGAAGAGTTTGATGAGTTTCTACAATACATCGATGTATTCAAGATGCATGGCAGAGATAGTTTTAATCGATTAGATGAAACTATGGAAATTGTTGACTCATATGTTGCTAGTAATGAAGTGTTAGCCAAATCATCTGAATTGTATTTGGATGGTATTCCTCATGAAGAATTAAAAGGTTGGAGAAATAAAATAAAGAAATGTAAGTTTCAATGCTGGGACTGTAATTACTGTGATATTGTTGCCGATCATAAGAAAAAAACATATGGACTTAATTAAACATATTGACGATTCAATTGAATGGGGTAAACTAGAAGTGTCTAAATTAACACAAGATATTTTAGATATTCATGGAATCACTAGTAATAAAGTTAGATCTTTTCTAAATAACATTTGCGACATCGATGGCGCAACCTATCTAGAGATAGGTGTTTTTCGTGGTGCAACATTTTGTTCTGCGATCTATGGTAATGATATCTATTCAATAGCGATTGATAATTTTATGTCACCTAATCTAACACCACGCGGGGTTAGCCAAAAAATGGGGAACTATTATAAACATAATATCGATGTGTTACCACAAGAAGAATTCTTATCTAACGTAAAAAAATTTGGAGACGTTGATAAAATATCTGTTTATAAAACTGACTATCAATTGTTTGATTTTAAAACACTACCAAATCCTGATATTATTTTTTATGATGGTGAAACTAAATTTCATGATCAATACATTGCTTTAAAAAACATTCTACCAATCATATCAAAAGAAACAATCATAATAATGGATGATTGGAAC